TACGAGGCGCAACAAAGGGAGCCATTTTTCTTTTGCCTTTCTTAAAGTCAACATCCACATGTTCAGTAATATAAGTTTCAACTACCGGGAAAAAAATATCCCTTAAAAAAGTATGAACAGGCAACATTAAATTAATGGCCTGCATCATTGTTCTGGTACTATAGATATCAATTGTCATTTTTATCTCTCCCCCTTAATATTCAACATTTTCTTTAAGGAATATTCCTAATTCACGAAGTTTTTCTTCATGTTGTTCTACTGTGTCATTTCCACCAAAAATCAAAGCTTTACTGTTAAACAATCCGGAAATATACCCGGTTGCTTTTACATCCTCTTCGCCATCGGTATTAACTGTATCAGTTAAAATACAATAAGGTTTTTCACTACCATCTGTTTGAGCACTATCAACAGGTTTGGCTAAACCATTAGCTGTAACAATGCCTAAAACAGTGCCACGAGCAATAACGCCTTGATTTTTAGCCAGGGTTATACCTTTAACTAATGCCGGCACTTCATGACCAGCAATAAGATTATCGGGAGTATATTCTCCCAAAGTACTATACAATTGTTCAGCCATTATTTATTTCCCCCTTCTTTTATTTATTGCAGCTGCAATATCTTCAGCTGCTTTTTTGTTTTGCGCATCCTTTTCCTCTTGTGGAACAGCACTGGGCTCAACATTGTTTAAGTCCTGGGCATCCTTTTCCCGATTGTTTAAAAAATTTGTACTACGTTGTTTTTCTGCCTTAATAATTTCCAAGGCTACTTGTTCAGCAGTAATTCCTGTTTCAAATTTAGCCTTATTTATAATTTCCTCATTGCCAGGTATAGCAATATCATTAATAGCTTTTATCCTTTCCCTTTCTGCCAGGATTCCGGCCTCACGACCTTCATTTACTACTTGATTATAAAGGTCCGGATACTCGTTTTTGAGCTGCTCAATTGTAAGCACCTTAGTTTCCTCCTTTTTATTAGTTTCAACTGAATTTTGTATAAAATCACTTTTTTTAAATTCATTTCTTATTTTGTCAATAACTTGTTGTGGTAACATCTGGGTTTCATTTGCACTTGCTGCTATCATCTTAGCTTCGTCATCAAACATAATTCCATCAATAAAATTAAGTTCTAATGCCTGTTGTGGTGTCATCCAGGTTTCCCCATCCATCAAAGAGAGTAACTCTTCATATGGTTTACCTGTTTTTAAACTGTACGCATTAGCAATAGTTTTGTTAACATTTTTTAGTACCCCAGACATATGATCCATGTCTCTGTAATCACCGGAAGTACTGCCCTTAGCGTTATGAATCATCATTTGTGCAGTAGGAGACATTAACAACTTATCAACACCCATTGCAATAACAGATGCTGCGCTTGCTGCAATCCCCACTATCTTCCCTGTTATGTAACCAGGATAATCCTTTAATGCTGTATAGATTTCTGAGGCATCAAAAACAGATCCACCACCACTGTTTATTTCTACTTCTAGATCTTCATTATTAGCCTTTGCAAGCTGTTCTGCTACTTTTTTGGGGCTTGTAGCTTCCATTCCTAACCAATCATAAATCCATTGATGGTTGCTTGGAATAATTGGACCTCTAATGCTTATTTTCAACTCTCTACACCTCCTCTCGATTGTGCTTCAGAAACTAATCCCCCTTCCCTGCGTAATTTTTCCTCACGAACCCTTAAGCTTAGGTTCCTAAAGAAATCTCCACCGGTCAGTTCTTGTGTCTCCCGGGTCCTGGTACTAAAACCTTCTTGTACTCTTTTTGCTGCAGCATTAACTTCTTTAAGTGGATCAATTTGTCCTTGAGACGGTCCGTTCCATTCAGCTCCGCAATATGCTTTCCTCACCATCGGGTCAGAAAAAAAGCCAGGGGCATAAATTCTACCCTTGGCAACGGCTTCAGAAAGCCACTCTTCATATATTGGTTGGCAAAAATCTGTGGCTAACCATGCTCTTCTCATTTTAAACATTTTCCAAGCTTCTAATAGTGCAGCACGACTGGCTGAGTAAGAAGCTGTAAAGTTTTTAAGTAATAATTCATAAGGTATTTCTAATGCGGCCCCAATTTGCCGGCATACAGAAGTGACAAAACCATCAAATGCCGTATTTGGCCTTCCAGGATTAGCTTCTTTAATATCCTCATTATCACTTAGTGCTATAATTGCTCCATTTCCTAGCTCGTATGAGTTTTCGTCAATATCATCTATCCTCGCCTCTTCAGGAATTACTTCTCCAAAAGGAACATCTACGTTCGGGGTTTCGCTTTTTATAAAAACCGTATACATGCCTGACACTACTGCCGCCATCAATTCTGCCTCGGTATATCTGCCCAGTTGTTTTAATGCTTCTATAACAGGAGCAAGTATAGGGACACCCCTTCGTTGTTCCGGCCTTTCAGCTTCCATAAGATGTAGAATATTAGGTCTACCGGTTTCCTTTCCAAAAGCAGGCACTCTCACCCATTCTTGCTTACCAATGTTTACTGCTAATGGGTGTTTTTGTGCAATATAATAGGCCATTACCTCACCATATTTTCCAACTTCAACCCCGTTAATAATATCATCAGAATATTTTTTATCCGTCGGCGTACATACCCTATCGGCTTCAATAACGTACACCCGTAAGTCATAAGGCATATTGGGCCTTTTTATTAGTGGGAGTAATACAAAACATTCTCCACTCATAAGCCAGGCTAAAAAGGCTAATTGCTGTAATTCATAAAAATTATTCATTCTTTGAGCGTCACAATGAACAGAGTCGGCCCAAAGAGAAAATTCTCTTTCTACTTTTGTTTCCCAGGCGTCCGCTTCTTCAGCTGTTAAGCCTATAAACTCATAATCAATCTGGGCGTTAAGTTTTAAGCCGCTTCCCACTACGTTAGTTCTAGTTGTTTTTAAAGCACCTGTAGCTAGTGGCGTGCCCATATATAGATCCCTAGAACGTTGCCGCAAAAGATCTAAATTATCATCGATATCCTCTTTTGTCGATCCGCCGCTACTTATCCATCCTAGTAAAGATTTTTTAGTTCGACTGGCTCCATGATAGCTATATCCGCTGTTTAAAATTATCAATTGTTTTCTGGCCACTATTCTCTTTACAGCAATTTGAGGTGAAATAAAACTAACCACCTTATCGACAATATTCATTTACTTTTATCACCTCCTCTACAGATCTCTTGGTACAACTCTTATTACTCTACGAGAGCCTTTTCCTGAAGCAATTGCTTCCAATCTTTCAACTTCCCTTCTCCACATCTTTATTTGCTCACGAATATGGAGTAAATTTGCTCTTTCCAGCCTTCTTGACCCAATTTGATAACTTTGACCGGTGGCTACAACTCTCTCTGCTTCAAGCCACATGTTTAATTGAGTTCTCGCTTGTTCTAAGGTAAAAGCAGACATAACTATTTCACCAACTTTGCATTTTTATTAAATAAAATTTTGCCGCACTACTGGACTCCTTTTGATATTACTCTCCTCTTTTTCACATTAGATGTTTTTTTGTTTTGATTATTTAACATGCCATTTTTCTTCATCTTTTCAAGGATCTCAAATTTTGGATTCAAAATTTCCAATGCGGCTGTTGCATAATTTCTTAAGTCTAAACCTTCATTTCTTTTTCTTTTTTTAACCCATCGAAAAGATGCAACACCTTTAGAATATTTTGTTACTTTCTTTTCAGAGCATAGACTTTTAAAATATTCCTCATCATATCCCTTTTCGCTCTCAATTGGAAAATGTGAATACCCTGGACCCTCAAAATCTTCCTTTAATCTCGCATATACTCTATCCTTTAAAATATCTACCCCTATGGGAAATAGATTAATTTTCTCTCTGTTATTTTTACTTGGTTTACCAATCACCGGTTTATCAAAGCCGGCATAACCTTTTATTCCAAATATCCTTCTAATTTCTCTTGGCTTTATAAATTTATAAGTTTCGTTAGTATAATGGCCCCCTGTATCAATACAGGTACAGGAAATATTAATGATGCTGCCGTCATTAAAATAAAAAGAACTAGATAAATACTCATCTAGTTCTTTCCATATTTCCGGTTGTTCTAAGTTGCCATAAATTTTTTTATATTCTATCCCCCATGATTCTTTATCTTTTCCCCATCCTACTACTTCTATTTCTATACGATCATCTTGGACGTCTACACCGGCTGTTAAAACAAGGACACCATCTGGTACTTGACAATTATAGGCTTCTCTTCTTTTAATTAAGACTTCATGTTCTAAGGTTTCTCCTTCATCATCTTCCCATGGTTGTCCAAGGTATGTGTTTACCCAAGTTTTTAAAGTTTCTTTTCCATTCCTTTTGGCTTCAAGGAAATTTTTAATTATTTCTTCCCAACGTTCCCAAGGAGAAACAAAAGCATTTAAATGAAAGCCTCTTTTATCCTTTACTCCTTCTTTTTTGGGGATCCACTTCCCTTGACTACTCATTTCTTTCCATTCAAATTCATTAAAATTTTCTTTACAAAATTTGCATTCCATTGTTACATCTGTAACGTCTGTTCCTTTTTCATCTATCTTTTGAAATTTGATGCGGTCCCAATCAATAGGTTGATATTTTCCACATAAAGGACATGGCAAATTCCATTCTTCTTGCGAGCTTGTACTAAATTCCTTCTCTATCCTTGAAATTCCTACTTCTGTTGGAGTTGACACGAATATTTTCTTTTTATTCCAATAAGTTGCTGTCCTTTTTACAGCAAGACTCAGTGGATCTCCTTCTTTACCAGCAGATGGAGGAAACCTATCAACTTCATCCGCTAAAACAATCCTAATCGGTCTCGATGAAAGGCCTACAGGGGAATTGGCTCCTACTATTGCAATGTAACCACCCGGGAAACCCTTTTCTAATATGGTATTATCGCTATCCCTGCTTTTTGCATCTTTTATTTTATCGTGTAAAGCAGGAGTATCTCTAATCATTGGTGATAGACGTTTTTTTGACCAAGTTTTTGCTAGTGTATCCGTAGGCATAACAAGCAACATTGGACAAGGGTCATAATCAATATGATAGCCAATTATATTATTGATAATTTCTGTCTTCCCTACCTGGGCACTACTCATAATTACAACAGTATCAACTTCCGGATCACTAGCTGCATCCATAATCTCACGCTGATATGGAGCTCGGTCTGTATTCCATCGCCCTGATTCCGAAGACGACTCAGGGGATAGTACTCTATATTTATCAGCCCACTGTGAAACAGTCAAATCTGGGGGAGGGGCCATTATTTTTGCTATATCTCTGAACAATTCAAGGGTTTTTAATTTTATTTTATGTTCCTTCTTCACCGCCTCCACCTTCTTCTAAATCTTCCTCAAAGTCTATGCACTTATCGTTATAAAACAATTTAGGGTCATAATTTGATAACTCTTCCAATACTTCGTAACATTGTTTTTGTAAAATTTCCTGTATATCAGATACTTTGTTTTTAGAAATTAATATTGGTGCAACCTTTGCTGGTAAACCAATAATTTTTGCTCTAAAATTTGATAACATATCATTCATTACAACCTCAACATCTCCTGAATAATGCAACTCGGCTTTCATAACTTTTAATTGCAATTGAGTTTTTTCTCTCTTTAGTCTTTCATGCTTCGCTCTTTCTTCATCCAGATCGAGCTTTATTATATTAGTAGTTTCTAAGTCAGAGGTTGTTTTTAAATAAACAATATAGTTTTTAACACTCTCACCAAAACTATATCTACCCCTTGAAGTTTTAACTAAAATTCCTTCTTCAGCCAGCTGTCTAATTCTTCTCTCTGAAACACCAATAACATCAGATAATACTTTGGCGGGCACAACAACTGAACTTATATCCTCAACCTTTGGTTTTTTCATTTTCGCACCTCAATTAAATGTTTTCCTGGTAAAGGAAACGGCACTAAAAAAAACTCTGTAACTGAATAGATTTTGGGCCTCGCAAGACCCGCACCTTAGAGAAAGTTTCAGAAGAACCTATGTATATCAATAGTCATAAATTTACATTTCTAATCTCACATATCTTAATATTATGTAATATTCATTTTATAATTTCCCTTCCTATATATATCACTCAAAAATACTTAACTAATCTTACACTTTTAAATTATGTTATATTTAAAAAATACGAAATATTTATTTCCGTTTTTTCCTTGTATTTAATTTAAAACTTAACTTTTTAACCATATTATCTTTCATATCCTGAGTAACACCAATATATAATAAAGTTATTGAAACATGGCTATGGTTGAATATCTTTTGTAATGATACAGCATCTTTTGTTTCCTGGTACAGATGATAGCCAAATGTTTTTCTCATTGTATGAGTCCCTATGCTTTCAAGTCCAAAGGCTTGAGCTGCATTACGAAGTATTTGATATGCATATTCACGAGTTATTGGTTTATTTAAACCTTTTCTTGACTTAAAAAGATATTCATAGCCAGGTTTACCTTGGACATATTCTTGTAATACATCTTTAAGTTCATCATTAATAACAAACCTTTTTTCTTTACCTGTTTTTTTCTCACGTATATAAATATGACTTTTGATTTTACCATTAGCGTCTCTAACATCTCTTACTCTTTGTTCTAAAATATCTGATATCCTCAATCCAGAATATATACCGAATACAAACATAACAAAATTACGCTCACTTCTTATTCTTAAATATTCGGCAATATCGTTGACCAATTTTTTATCCCTTATAGGCTCAACAGTATTCATTGCTTCACCTTCTTATTTGCCTTAGTGCTCCACCTTTACCTCTTTTATAGGCATTTTGTCTCATACATTCTTTAATGTCTCTTTCTGTAATTGACTGTGGGCCCAGCGACCTCTTTAGCCAAAGTAGTTTTATATATGCTTCAAGCTGTTTTTCTATTAATATTTCTTTAATAGTCAACTGTCCCCGCCTCCTTTATTTCAATTGGCCAGTCGGTTAGGAAAAGTCGAGACTCGAACTCGATAAACGCCTACCGCTTTTCCAAAAAATGCGGTTGGTGAGACCGCATTAAAGACAAATTGAATAATTTGGATGAAGTAGCTTATGTTTTCGGATTTGCCTCAGTTTTTCACACAATCATAGGCAACCACCTACCTTTTATAAATTAAATAGACAGCCCAATACGGACTGTCTTTGTCATGTTTTCTCTATATAAATGTCTTATCATGTACATTCTATCAAAATATACTGACTTTTTTCGGCGATTATTCGGCGAAAATTCGGCATAGTCAATTTATTCAAACTTTTTACTATAATCGCAACCGGTAAATGAGCATTCAACATCATAATTATTTTTTAACAAACTGGCCCCGCATTTTGGACAATATTCTCCGTGTTCCCAGTCATAACCACAAACACCTATCCTTTTGTCCCACCAGCCACACTTTTCTTTATCACAAGGTTTTATTGGACATTTATCCAACTTAATCAACCTCTTTCCTTCTAAAGAAGAATAAATTAATCTTTAATACAATCTACTGAACTAGCAGAAATATAAAATTTCCCCTCAAAACCGTCATTTGCATCATAAAGAGGGTTGTCTATTGACCTTTGACAAACCAATTCAATATCTTCATTATCGCGAATAACAACAAAGTCTATCTTATCAACCTTTTCTTCGACCAAATATCCATCACAACTTAAATATTTAATTATCATTTAAAACTCCATCCTTCATTAAATGGTTGGAATGTTCATCAACCTAATTTTTCTAACCAATCAAAATCTTCTATGTGAATACTATTTTCTAATTGGTCTGTTAAAGGTGTCTTAGTAGGTTTAATACCATTAAGCTTAAGTTGCTTTTCTAATTGCTTTATTCTAAACCTTTGATTGCTATCTGTTTGAGTTACCTTTTCTTTATCAATATACATGCCATTTTCAATTCGTTTTTTTAGTCGGAAACCACATCTATCGCTACAGCATCTATAATTATGTCCCCATGCTGTAGAACCCATATATCCACCATCTATTTTCCCACAATTAGCACAAGGTGGATGATTAGGTATTCCCATCATTCTATTGAGTTCATATTGTTGTCTGTATGCCCAACCCACAAATTATCACTCCTTCACATAAATTACAAAATGCTCCTTATTACTGCTGGATCCCTTGACCCATCCAGTAACTTACACCTATTTTCCAGTTTGGTTAAGTCCTCAATTGGCAGCAAATAGATACCCTCTTTTGTAAAACACACAACAAATGTTCCATCAAAACCTTTTTCTATTCGGCAAAACCTAATATCATTTTTATTGATTTTCGTTTGTTTACCGTACTGAATAACGTCAATAAGATCAGTGTCCAAGTCTAATAAAGTTAACTGTTTCATTTTACCTCCACTCCGCCACGGCCATTAATTTACCCGGGCTCATTTTGTCGTCTTTTGGCCGCTTTACTATCCGTGCTTTTGTTTCTATGCTCAGAGGTCTGTGATTTCGTTGTGACCGTTTTAACCGTCTCTCCTTCTTACTGGCCAATAGTATCACTCCTCCAATGCTTTTTTCTTCTCAACATCTAAACACTCACTCGCCCCGTACCTCATACCAACCGGTACCCAAAATCATCGGAACGAGGCTCACTGGGTTCAAATTACCTTCCCACCATGCCTATAAGGGCGGGTTTTGTTGTATTCATGCTTTAGTCTAATTGCTTTCTCAATGTCAATATTTTCTTTACCGCAATAGTCCAAGATGCGGATAATGCAGTCAGCGAGTTCAATGGCGATGCCTTCGGGTTTTTGCTCTTTAAGTATTTCGCATTCATGGCATTTTATTCCAAAATTACATTCAGGACTTCCGCATTTTTTATAGTATATATCTGGTTTGCCATTTCTGTATTCCTCTAATGCTTCCGACAATTCACTGTGACAAAGGGCAATAATCTCGCCAAAACTCCTTTCTTTTTCCCACCAGCCATGTTCTACAGCGTTTTGGTGTATTTTATCTCTTAATTTATTTAGCATTTAATTCACACCTTTCAAATTTAGCCCTTTCAAAATCTTTTCCCATTGCTATGGCTAGTAAGGAATAAACAATTATATCTTTAAGTCTGCTTTCGTATTCCTTATCGTATAGGCCCTTGTTTACTATTGCTACCAGGTGTTTATCCATATATGTCATTAATACTTTTAGCATCATTTGATGATCATCAGTTCCGAAAACACGCAAGGCCGTATTTCTAAAATTGTGAAAAACATCATCATCCATGCCGTAAGATGTATTTTTAAAAGCAAATAAATCCTTTATGCTTTGAAGTTCCGGTTCTAACATCTCTAAAAATTCACTTCTATTCATTTCTTGTTACCTCCCGTATTTAGGCTCTTATTTTTAAAAACTCATTGAAAACTGATAAGATTTTTTCCCGTTTGCGCCGGACTGTGGACTCATCACAATTTAAAGCCTTTCCGACCTGGATATTGTTCCGGCAGTATAAATAACATTGTTCAAAGATTTCCAATTCTTCATCATCCAAGTAATTTTTTGAAATATAATCAAAGATGTCAGTACTATATTCGATTGACATTATCCGCAACTGGATTTTTAGCTTCTTTTGCCGTAACTGTTCAATTTTTCTTTGAAGTATTTCCTGGTTGGCCTGATACATTACTACTGATTTTTCAACCGGAGTAAACTCTGAAGATCCCCGGCCACCGCCTGGGGTAAAACTGATTTGTAAGGGGGAAGGTATTAGCTCATCTTTTTCAGCTAAAATGCCTCGCAAGGTACTTATATCTTTATCAATTTTCTCTAAAGTTCTTTGTAAATTTTGTAGCTTTTGTTTCGATTTCCAGTAGCTTTTAAGCTTTCTTTCTAGCTTAATTTTTGCCCCAAAATCCATCAGCTTCCCCCCTTTTAATCAAGCGGCCTTTTGGATAACAACTTTTATTTCACCTATTTTTATGTCAACGTACAAAAAAGATTCATTGTATTTGCCATTATCAATAGTAAAATATTTATCGTTTATAAAAATTACGGTGCCGGTAATACACTTCTCTTTTTTACGTGTAATACGATAGACATTGACAACCTGTCCTATTTTCGTTGGAGCAGCCATTTTAATTAACTCCTAACAAGATAAAATTTTCTTACATAGGTTTGCGCATTTTATTAAATCCCACTTGGTTAAGCCGTTACACAAACCAACGGCAAATAGTCTGCAATTATCACACTTTTCATCAATTTGCATAATCATCACCTACCGGAAAGGAATATCCTCAATGGTTTAGTTGATATATTAAAGTTCTACTAGAACAAACTCCCATCCACAATCTTTACAATAGGCATCATAACTATCTAGCCAAACTATGTTTCCATCATCTTCTAAGGCATAGTTGCGTTCTAGCGTTAGATCTTCTGAGTTGCATTTTGGACAACGATCTCTCATTAGCCAAACCTCCTAATTTTCATAATAGGTCAGAACGGGATATCCTCATCAGAGAAACTCACTTCACTCCCAAAGGAGGGGTCGATCTGATCCTTTGGATCTCCCTTGCCCCTGTCTAAGAAACGAACATTATTAGCCACAACTTCCGTCACCCAGCGTCGTTGACCATCATTACCATCATAAGTGCGGACTTGAATACGACCCTCAATGGCTACCAGCCGCCCTTTGCCAAGGTGTTGAGCACAAACCTCGGCCAACTTTCGCCAAACAACGATTGGTATAAAATCCGTTTCACGTTCCCCCTGTTGGTTGGTAAAAGGCCGGTCAACGGCCAAGGTAAAAGTCGCCACTGCCACGCCGTTAGGTGTATATCTTAAATCCGGATCCTTCGTTAGCCGGCCAATAAGTATTACACGGTTTAACATTCTAATCACCTCAATTCTCTAAGCACATGAATTTCTGTTTTCTTTACCGTTTGGTGCTTTTTAATTACTGCAATTATTTCTTTGTCGCTAACAATAGGCATAAACATCACTCCACCAAATAACTTAAGTCACGCTTATTACTATCAACCACCTGACTTTTATCTTTTGTTCGCTTAAATGACTTTACTTTTTTCTCTCTGGAAAACTCTTCATCCGCCCTTTTAGCCTCATCAAGGGTCTTTATGTCATTTCTAAGCCAGGAATTAATAATGCCATTAACATACAGATAACTCTTTTTTCCGGCCAAGACTGCCTTTTCAACCGCAAACCTAATCATTTCGTCGGGGTAAAGGCTCTGCCAATCTTTTATTTGCTCTATGCAGGTAGAATTAAGCATCTGGCCAAACTCTTGCTCTATAAACTTTGGCAAAGAGTTATCCACAGGTTCATCATTCGCGCGCGCGTAACTACTACAACTATTATTATTTAGTTTAGTTTGGTTTAGTTTATTTAATGTGCTACTATTGTGCCCGCCTTGTGCCTCTTGCTGTGCCCGCTTCGTGCCTACTGCTGTGCCTATTTTCTTACACTCAAAACTAATTACTCTATATTTCCCAGCCTTATTCGATGTACCTTTTTGATATTCAATAAGCCCTTTTTGGATTAAAAGATTCCTCGCCCTATCTAAGCCCTGTCTAGATAACCCAGTAAGAGATTGAAGCGTTAGATTTGCAATAGTAAATTCATCAGCCCAGCCTGCTTTATTGTTTATGGACATAATTTGATACCACAAAGCAATTGCACCTGTTGGCAATGGATTTGACAGTAGCCAATCATTGAACGCGTTAATCTCAGCTATATAATTCATAACATCACTCCGTCAATTGCAAATAAAGTTAAACCAAAAAGGAAAAAACAAAATACTCCCGATTAGCAACGTTATTAATATTCTGTCGGACCTGGTGACCATATCACCACTACCTTTCTACGCCCCCACTTTATAGCCTCACTATAGGTATCTTGGTAGACATCTATAAGATCGTCTCTAGCTCTAATTATTCCTCCAGTATCAAGGGCCTTTCCCCAGCCATACCCTTGCACCCACATTTGTGATTGATAAGGTATTACCTTCGGATTCACTGCAATAGTCCCGGGGCCTGGCCGGGCCCCGGTTGCGGTAAGGAGGGGATTATCATCGGCACACACCCCACTTTTGTTATCTATAGGGGCGTAAGCTGTGGCCTCCATAATTGCAATATTCCATTTATCAACAAAGTTTCTTACTTGTTTTATGAGCTCTTGTTGCTCTAAACGGAGCATTTCCACTTCTATTTGCATTCGTTGAACTTCGATTGAGTATTCATGAATTTGTGCCTTTATATTTATGCTAGACCAAAGGAACATGCCAAGTAGCATTAATAAGATTAATACTTTTTTCATAAACACACCTACCTAAATTTTATTTAGAAAAGGCATTTTGTCAGTTTCCCTTGTCTCTCTTTTTAAAGAATGTTAGAATAAAGATAACTAAATAATTATTTTTTTAAAGGATCTGTGCCGCAAACACAGGTTCTTTTTTTGTACTTAAAACATAATCGATATTTTCTGAAAAGACCAACTGTTCTAATTCTCCAATGGATTTTTTTAATTCTGCCAATTCTTTATGAATAATTAGCCATTGGGGCCTTTCTTTTTCATCTATTTTTCCGTCACTTGCTATTTCAATAAGGTCACTTTTAGTTTTTAAAACATCATCTAATTCCTTTAGCAGTCGCAAAACTGATACTCCCAGGTCATGCTTGTCCAAATACTGGTGGATTATTTGGCCTATTTCACACTTTAGCGAACAATGATCCGCCAATAGTTTTGGTGTCCGA